GAACTCAATTTGGTATTTTCTTTTAAGTATTGCTGCTTTACTTCTTAGATCTCTAATATTTAAACTTGGTGTATCATCAATGTATAATTTTGCTTTTTGTAACCTGTCTTCAGAAGCCATTAACATAAATTTATGCGCTTCTGTTAAATTATTATTTCTAAGCAAATGATGTGCAATACCGGAATCCAAACTAATTAACCTGTTAACTAATTGTTCGCCACTCATTTCTAAGCTAAATATTCCAACTGGTTTATTTTGTTTTAATACGTTTAGTATTGCATTAAGCATAAAGGCAGTCTTACCTTGCGCCGGTCTTGCTGCTAAGATTATAAGATCAGGATTAACCCATCCGCTAATGTATTTATTTAAACTTTGCCATCCTGTATCTATTCCTATTTGCCCATTCTCAATTACTGCATCTCTTTCTTTAGATAAAGACATTATGTAATGAGCCATACCTTTCTCACTATTTTTATAGATGCTTTCCTGAGCATTTAAAATCTTAGTAGCTGCACTATTTAAATGGTTTTCTATTTCGCCTACATAAGAATCATTAATTAATTCTTGACCTATTGTAATTCCTTTCCTTTGTAGATAGTTTTGCTGCAGTATTAATATCCAATCATTCATTGAACTGCTGCCGGTTACATTATTAGTTAACTTTACTATCTCATAAGGACCACCTACTAAGTCCATTTCTTTTTTATTTGTCAAGTATTGTGATACAGTTACTATATCAATAGCAGACATTTTATCATATAACCCCTGTATCGCTTTAAAGATTAATTGGTTTTTAGTTTGGTAAAAGAATTCACTTGTAATTTTTGCTATATATGTATGAACTGAATTCTGTTCGATTAATAAAACTCCTAGAATTCTATCTTCGACATCTTTATTGTTTGGTGGTTGTTTAGCCATTTTAAGCCTGTTTTTAGGTTGGTTAATGTATTCGTGATAGATTCCCTCAAAAGTTATTTTAAATCAAACCTTGATATCTTAAAATGCTTTTAAATGATAGTTATACTTAATTGATAACTAAAATTGTATTAAAGAACTATTTTTGTTAAAAAATCCCCTTTATTTATTTCTTTACTTTCTTTCTTTGCATAAGCCTCCCCATTAGGGAGGGTAATAGCCCCCCCATTTTTCCAACGTAAAGCTGCACCTAATTTACCTTTATCGCTTAGCTTTTTTCTTAACCCTAAATGATCGTTTAATCTCCGAGAAAAGAAACCATCTTCAGCGATTGTAAATAAATTAAATTCCTCAATAACTGCCTTAACTTTAACTTCGTTTGTCTGCATCTGCATCGCTAGAACTGGAGTAATATTTAAAGGTAATATTCCACCTGCTTGTGCTAAGTTTTCAACTAAGAACCAATAAATACCATAACCCTCCATTCCTAACTGCTGCCTGAGAAATAAGATTTTAACATCGTTTGCCGAATTATAATCGTGACTAAAATAATAACTTTTATTCATTGATTGTTATTTTACGTTTGTTGTCCTCAAATGTTACCTCTACTAATCCGGTATCTTTTAGTTCATTTAACCAGTTGTTTACTGTCATTGTAGATACCTCAAAAGCATCTGCATAATAAGCATTTGATTTATTTGTACGTTTGGTATGGTCAAGGTAAATATAAAAAATCTTTGCCGAATTATTTATTTTATATTCTAATATATCTTTTTTTATGTTAATCATAAGTTAAATTTAAGGGGTGGCGGTTAACCACCCCAAGTTAATTAATTGATTTCTTTGTAGATTCTTTTTGAATCTTTTTTGTTTAAAACTGAAAATTCGCCGTACCTGATTGATCTACCAAACTTGTTAGTGTGGTTGATAAATCTACAAATAATATTAACTCCCTTTGCTCTTAAAGAAGATATCCTTGCAGTAGGGTTAAGAATACCATTCATAACAAGATTTAAACTTGTTGTGGTTTTTTCAGTTAGAAGTAAATTTAGTACTTCTGCATTTTGATTTGTTGGTGCTGTCATTTTTTATGGTTTAAAGTGATTTACAAGGTGTATAATACTGGAATGGTGCATTTTTAATTTCTTTCCAATATCAGTTAAATAAAATCCATCTTCTCTAGCTGCTTTTGAAAAATCAACCCTACGTTTAACAGTTTCATATTTTCTATTATTCTCTGTTAATTGTTCGTAAGTTAAATTATTTTCTTTTAAATAATTAATGGTCCAGTAGTCTAAATCATTAGAATTTTTAACAAATTGCTTTACTTCTTTCTCAATTACCTTTACTTTTACTTTCTCTAAAGGGTATCGTTCAAATAATAAAGAAATTTTTTCTAAATCGTAATTACTGCAATTAGTATAAATTTGAATATACTTTAAAATTGTTTTTAGGTTATCGGTCATTCGTTAATTGATTATAAAGGTTATTCATAAATTCTCCTGCCTGTTTAATCTTAGATAAAAGTAATTCCATATCTTCAATATTAGCCTCAATCCTAAAAATAAACATTTTTAAGTTATCTGCAATCTCCGGACAATACGAAACAAAATCGCAAAACTCACTTTCTGTTATCATCATATCGCTTTGACATTGCCAGTAATACTGTTTGTAATTCTTTTTAAAATACTCCTGACCTTCTATCAAACCATTGTTGATGTGATTAGTGTAATTATAAGGGCATTTAACCTGAATAATTCCACCGCCTTCTATTAACCCATCAGGAGTGCCACCATATAATCCGGTTATCATTTCTATATAACCGCCGGACTTAATAGTTAATCCTGTTTTACCTTCATAGAATTTAATCGCTTCGTTCTCTAATTCTAATCCGTGATTAGTTGCGTTGCTAGTAAATTCTCTTTGTACACCGGTTAACCTTTCAGCAAGTTTAGTGGTTAAATATTCCTTAGTGGTTGAAGATAAATTACCTGCTTCAGATTTTAACTTTGGCTCAATCATTAAATTGTATACGGTTGAACTGGTTATCTTGCCCATTCTTTGCTCAAACCATTCTTTTGAATATTGCTCTATCATTATTTCATTGCTTTAATGGTTAATAAATCTTTATCCCTTAATACTAAATGCGCTTTTGCTTTCTCAAAAACATCCCTTTCGCCTTCGTTGTATCTAGCAATTAAAGATACCATTTGAGTATCGGTCATAAATGGTTTCTCTGCTTTGCCGTGATCGTTTGTAGCATCTGCATCCTTTGTGTCATCTATTAAGAATAAACCATTTAATGCGTACTTTCTAGCATAGCTACTCGATGCGCCAAAGGATTGTGCAATGTCCATTCCCTTTCTGTTTGGTTCTATTCCGGCACAGGCAGTAGTATAATAGTTTTCTAAACCATCCGTGAATACAATCCTACTTTCGCAGTAAATAACTCCACCTGCTTCTTTAATTGAATCGCTGATTATTAGCTGACAATTATATTTAAGGAGTAAAGGTTTTACCGCTTCGAGTATATCCTCGCAGCTTCTGTACTTGTACTTACCAAACGCATTCGTCTGATTTTTAGGTGCTTTTAATTCGGCTTGAATTTTGATTAAATTGCTCATTTGTTTTTTAGATTAAATTGATTAAATAATTACGGGTTAATGAAATTTTAAATTCTTCTTTACTAATTTCTTCAAATCCTGGAGAATTAATTAAACTAGCAATGGCAGGAGGGTATTGGTTAACTACAATGTCTTCACATCTCCAGTTTGAAATACCCTTGTTTTTATTAAGTATTGCAAAATAGGAATTACTAATTACGTTATTAGTAAGTTTAAAATAATAAGGTAATTCAATTTCAACTTCGGTTTCAACTTCGGTTTTTAGTTTGTATTTCATTTTAGTTTAAGTTTGTTAGTTTATAAATATTGTTTTTAATTTTTAACTCTGTAGCTTTTTTATCTTCTCCTAAAAACTGATTCCTATATTTACCAGTTGTTTTAGAATAATCCCAATAATATTCATCTAAATAGACTACTCTTATACCATCTTCAAAAGTAGTCTTTACTATTACTGAATTATAACTTTGAAATAAAGTATATTCAGGTGTGTAAACAATAAACTGGTTTGCTACTTTATTGCCTTTTGCTGATTCAAAATTTGATATTTTCATATTTAAAAGTTTAAAAGTTTGTCAGCGATTAATGCGCCGAAAATTAGGATTGAGATAATAATTGCATCTTTAATTTCTTGATTGTTCATAGTTTTGTTTTATTAGTGAAAAAATGTAATTAATCCATACGTTAAAATCTTTGGTCGGTTTGGGTGGTTGTACTGTTTTCATTTAAGTTTGAATAAGTGGTTACGGAAAATTGCTGGAAGTTATATTTTTGTTTTGATTTCTTAATCTTTTTAAATTCTGATTTAAGTAGTGATTCGTTTGCTCCTAAAAAATTATACAAATTTTCGAGCAGTTTTAATTGGCTTGGTTTCATTTGTTTTTAGTTTTTTGATTATTTGATAAATCAAAGATAAAACAAATATTCCAAACTGCCAAATAAATTTTAAACTTTATTTTAAATTAATTTATATTATATATATAATTATTTTAATAAGTATTGATTCTATTGGGTTTGAAATAAAAAACCCCATCATAAAAATGACAGGGTTAAAACCAAAACTAAAAAACAAACTATCTTTTCGTACGTTCGTACTCTATTAATTTATCCGCAAAGCAGTCAACAAATAACTCATTATACTTTAATTTTTCTAGGTTCATTGCATTCAAAATATGGTGTATTAATTCGTGATAAAATATCTGCTCTTTACTTCTTTTATTAACTTTCTTTCCGGCATACTGGTCGCACAAAGTTATAATATTTAATGTGAAATCCGCTTCTCCTAAACATTTATTATCGTTACAATATTCATTATCTATTAACACCTGAATAGTTTTGCCATTCAATTTAAATTTCTCCGGTATTAATATGCTGCCATTCATCGGTTTACCCTTTATAAATTATACCGTTATAATAACATTCGCCATTTAAAATCAAAGTTGGTTGTGCAAAGAAACCTGTCTTTGTAAATACAACTTCAATAAATCCCTGCTGCCAGTCTGCAGTTTTGCCTGTGGGAAAAAACTCTACTTCTTTTGTTAACCTTGTACATCCTGATTCAAGCCATACGTATGGATTCTTTCTATTAGTTAAATACTTAGAATTTAATCTATGCGTATGACCAGTGCTTCCACTACCCATATATTCAAATATGTTTTTTTCTGCTGCGCTTTTGTTCAAACTTAATCCGTGTGTGATGTCGAAAATATTGAATAAATTGTACACATCGCTTTCGTCATAGTGAAAGCCATCACTTTCCTTTAAGTCTAACATCTCATTGTACTTAGTACTATTATAATTCTTGTAAAGTACTGCTAATCTTGCTAACTGCTTATCTCCTAAGTTATATGGATTAGTTATTCTTTCATCGTGATTCCCTAATCTAACTCTAATCTTAGCATCTGTGCTTAATCGTAAAGGCTTTAGTATCTGCTCTTTAGTATATTCAATTTCCCCTACTTCGGTATATCCTTTTAGTATTCCTTCTTGATATAACTTTTGAGAATGCTTTGATATGTAAGGCATATCTGTTACATCGCCATTAATTAT